CTCCATGTCGGCCCGGGCTTTCCCTAGGACTTCCTTGGCCATGGGGATGTTCTTCCCGATAAGGAGGGTGTCGGACATTTCCTTGTCCCACGCCTCGGCGCGGAGCTTCCGGCGGGCCTCGGATTCCTTTTGTCCTATTGCGATAACGGTGTCCTTGTCGAAGGTAACAGCCGGAACGTCGTCGCCACCCGCGAGATATGCGGGATTAGCCTGGAGCCACCCCGCGAAAGATGTTACGGCCTCCATGCCGCCCATGTCCAAGACTTTCCTTACTTCCTGCACGACGTTGTTCTCGACGAACGGCGTCATGTTCTCTTTCCAGACGGCGTCATAGGTATCCTTGAGCATCACGCCCGAGTTGACGAATCGTTCGAGGCCGTCGGCGTATCTCTGGCTCATTTCGGCCGCGCACGTCGCTGGGTCGTCTTTTACCGTGGAGAGGATCTGGACGGTCGACGCGATGCTCTTCTTGAGCCCGACGTTGACCATCTGCTGGGCCTGGAATTGGCGCGCGTATTGCTCGTCGTTGACGAGGGAGTTCTTGAGGAAAACGAGGGCCTGGTCCTGGTAGAGCTTCCCGCCCGTTTCGGACTTGACCATGCCCTCCATGCGCTTGCGGAATTCGGCGTATTTCCCCGTGCTCCCGTCTTCGCTGATGAATTGGTCGTAATCCTCGTCGGTCTTGAGGCTTTCGCGGAAGCGCATGGACTCCTGGGCCAGGTTCGCCTCGATGCGGTCGAAGGCGGCCGCCTTCTCAATCTGGAAGGCCTGGCCGATGATGTTCATGCCCGTGTTGACGGTGTCCGGAATGCCTTTAAGAAACTGCGCAAATGGCGTCATGGTTCTCCCCTAGATCATCCCGAAGCTCATGGCTTTCCCGAAGAGGTTCAGCCCCAAGTCGATGCCGCTCTTGGCCCCATTGGCGATGTTCCAAATGTTGAACGGATCCGAATCCTCGAGGGCGTACTGGAATTGGCGGTTCTGCTGCGTCCAGGAAGCGTCCAATGCGGCGCGCTTCGTCTGGTACAACTGCTGGTTCAAGGAATCCCCGGCGGGATTGATGAAGCTATCCCAGTTAAAGCCCTCCCAGTCCTCTCTCAAATTGGCTACATCTTCCCGGGCCTGCCCTATGGTGAATTGAGCCGAGTCCCATTGGTCCTTGATTCCAGAGACGTTCGCGCGGAGGCCTCCCTCGATCGCGTCTCGCTGGATCTGCTGGGCCTGGGCGATGTTCTGGTCCAGCATGGTCCCCATCGTCTGAATCGATCCTGAATTCTTAAGGCCGGAAGAGGCCGCGGCTTGCTTGTAGGATCCTTGGGATTGTCGGGCGGCCGTGGAATTGTTGATGTAATCCGACCAAGCCGTACCGATCCGTCCGTCGTAGCCGTAGGCCGTCTTGAGTTGGTCGATGCTCGATTCGTTATTGGCCTCAGCCCGGCGGGACAGTTCGGCAATTTGCGCCTCTATGTCGCCAGCCTGCCGTTCGGATTCCTGCATCTGCTTGCGCCAGGTTGCGTCGGTGGCGGCTTCGGTTGCCGTATGTTCTGATTCCGCATCTTGTTGCTGCTGGTTCACCCTTTGGCGTTCTTCTTCGTTCGCCAGAGCCCCAAGGAGGATGCTTCCTCCCACGATAGGCGATACCAGGGTCGCCCCTCCCATGAGGGCATACTTCCACCAGTCGTTTTTCCAGTCTACTTTTCCCCAATCTAAGGCCATCTACAGTACCTCCACAATGAGGGCGAGGACGGTGGCCGCCAGGGGCGTGTCCTGGACGACGTAGACCCAGCCGTCGGTGTCCCAATCGCCATTGAAGGGGGAGACCTGGTCCCCGGTAAATTCGGTCGTTATGGGCAGGGGGAACACGGCCGCGGCCGTCCGCCCGATCTTGAGCGCGTAGGTCTTGTATACCCGGGCCAGGACGCGGGCAATCCGCTTGTCCTCCATCATCCCGACCTGGCCGTCGGCCGTGGTGGACATGACGCGGAGCATCCGCATCGTCGCGGTCTGGAGGATCCCGATTCGGTAGCTCGTCCCATTCGCCAGGCCGGCCAGGGTGAGGACGCCCCCGGAGACGGTCGCGGGCCCGAGGACGGTTGAGCCGTTGACGGCGTAGACCGCCTGGCCGTTCAGGTGCGCAAGCCCGGAGGCTGTCCCGCTGCCGGCCGTTACGGTCCGGGCATTGTCCAGGTGCTTCCCGGTCCAGTAGCGGTCCAGCTTCTCGATCGACCTGGTCGCCCCCCGAAGGACGGAGAGGTATACATCGTCGTCCCCGTCGGCCCCGGGCATGACGGCCAGGGATTCCACGGTCCCGGTCGTGCTAAAAAGCCACCAGCCGGCGGACTGGAGGGCCTGGTTGATCTCCATGACAGCCACGGTCCCGTCGGCCAGGACGCAGTAAAGCGTCTGGCTTGGATGCTGGGCGAAGTCCATATCTACCACGCCCGTGGCGAGGAGCTCGGAATTGAAGGAAATATCCTGGCTGCTGTATCCCTCGGAGTTGCTCGAGTAGGCATAGGCCAGAATGGATCGCGGGCTTGCGGCAAAGTAGCATTGCTGGCCGACCATGAGCGGCTGGAGCCGGGTGGATCCGTTCCTGGACTGGATGGTCGCGCTGGGGCTCGTGCCGGTGATCGACTCGGGTATGATCCATTCGCTCGAGGACGTGAGGATAATGAGGTCACGCGAGGAGACCATGCCCAGGATGTATTCGTTTTCGTCGCTGGCCAGTTCGACCTCGATAGCCGAGGCGTCCGTCACGACGTTCCGGCTCGTGTTGACCTCCTCGGTCTCTGGGACGTGCGGGTCGGCCCATTCGGCAGAGTCCTTGACCTGGGTATAGGTTGTGGTCACGGTCTCGAAGTAGTGGAAAGCCTCGTACTCGTAGGGCTCGGACAGCCAAACGGCCTGCGGCTGATTGATCGACCCGGCGAAAACCGCGCGCCCGGCCAGGGCAGAGACGCTTCCGGGGTAGTTCCCGGCGGACTGGAAGGGGAGGACGGTCGGGTTCCCGTCGATGTCGGTGGTGTTGCCGGTGATGGAAAGAGTCCCGAAGGCAAATGTCGTGCCGCCAGACCAGGACAGCTTCCGGGGGGCGTGGTTTCGGTGGCAGAAGAACATGGACCCGCCCAAAAGGGCGAATTGGAGCTCGGATATATCGGTCCAGGTCGTCCAGGGGACGCTGATGGTCGAGACAAGGGCGTCGTTCTGGATGACGCGCATCGAGCCGGAGGATATTTCCAACAAAAAGTTGGTCGTCGGGCTGCATTGGTATGGTATGAGGCGGGCTTTGGCGGCCGGCGCCATGATCCAGGAGGTCCCGGGCCTGTAGGTGAGGCCTCCCTGCGGGGTAGGCGCCCAATTCGTGCATTGGGACACGCATTTTTTCCAGGCGCCCAGGTCGAAACGGCCTGCGAATTTCTCGGAGAGGATGCCGCCGGAAAAGTCGGTCTGGACTTGTTTTTCAGGCATTGTTTTCCGTCCATAATCCCGGGTTGACCGGGCGCTCGGAGGCCTCGGATACGGCAGCCACGAGGGCCAGGCCGATGATGGACTGGAATTCCTGCATGAGATCCTGACGGGCCTCGCCGGTCACGGTCTTGGCGATACCAGCGGCCAGGCGGAGGACGAGGGCGTCGGTCATGATCGGGTCGAAAAGGGTGTAGTCGAGGGTATGGACGTAGACCAGGCGGGGGGCGTCCTCGTCCGAGTAGATTATCCCGAAGGCCATCTGGTACGGCGCTCCGTCCCCGACGGATTTGATCCGGAGATTGTCGGCCGGGACTGCGTATCGGTAGCTATAGGCCGACAAATTGGTCCCGAGGGCGCGGAGATAGCGCCAGTGGACGGTCCCGTCGGTGATGTCGGCCGCGGCGGTCGTCGGGCCTCCTGTCGCGTTGCTCGTGCCAGCGGTGATGCAGGCGTAGATGTTCCCGCCATTGACGCGTATGGCCCCGACGGCATAGGCGGTACTCCCGACCCAAGCGGATGCGGTGGCGTCCAGGGATACCAGGGCCACGTCCTTAAGGGCGACGGGCCAGGGGATGAGGCGGAGGATCTCGCCGCGGTACTGCGTGATGAATCGGCCGACCATGGCGGCATGGGGGTGCGTGGCGTCCGCGAAGCTGGTGATGGTCCGGGACCCCAAGCGGTCGAGGGCCGCGTTCGCTATTTCAAGGTCGGTCACGATTCTCCTCCAGGAAAGCCGGGGGCGCGGTGCCCCCGGCGGCTTGGGTTACATGGGCGTGAAGTTCGGGGGAACGTCCTGGCCCTCCGGAATGAAGAGCTTGGCGTCGGCGTAGAAAAGCACGTCCTGGTAGAGGGTTTTGCAGGTCGCCTTGACCCACTGGCCCTCTTTCGGCTGGGCCTTCTCGTCGGCCTTCTTGATGCCCTCGTCCGTCTGAATCATGTCCGGGCGGGCAATGGTGGGTTCCTCGAACCCCGCGGGGAGCTTCTGCGCGTCCTCGTAGTCCTTGGCGGACAGCGACTTGTTGTCCGCGGCCACTACGCGGCCTTCGCGGTGAGGGCGGAGGTGGCGGCGCCGGCAGAGCAGGTCTGCGTGCCGATGGTGAAGAGGGTCCGGACGAACTGGCGGACGCCCTGGACTCCGCCGGGAAGGCCGACGCGGAGGAAGGGCTTGTCCTTGCTGGCGATCACGTCAGCGATGGCGAAGGCCCTGGTAGCCAGGACGGTGCGGTAGGTCCCGCCTTCGGTGGCGCAGTCCTGGAGGGTGATCGTCAGGGTCGAGCCCGCGGTTCCCGCCATGAGGGTGGAAATCCATACCTCCCAGAAGAGTTCGGCGCCGTCGCCGTTGTCCGCTCCCGTTCCGAGATTGATGACGTTGGTGGAGATCACGTCGCCGGCGGCGCTGGCGAAGGACTGCGCCTCGCTCATAACGTGTTTACTATCGAAAGGCATCATGTCTTTACTCCTAATGGAAATAACCGGCCCCATACGGGGCCGGGCAGGCTCGGGTCTGCCTAGCTGAGGATCGTTTCGGTGTTGATGATGGCGTCCACCTGGCGGAGGCGCATCTGGAACACCTGGGTCGTCGGGCGGCCCCACGGGTCGTCGACGGTGTAGTTCACGTTCGCGCGTCCCAGGAGGTATTCCTCGATCGCGGTCTTCACGATGCTGTTGGCGTAGAGGACGATGTTTCCCTGCCCCGCGGGGAAGGAATTCTTGAGGGCCAGGATGCGCTTGACGATCTCTTCGCCGGACGCGGTTCCGTCGGTCTTGATGTTGGCGACGCGCTTCACGGCGCGCGGGTCCTTGACCGCCAGACCGAAGTGGGTGGAGAAGAAGGTCTCGTAGACCGGGTGCTTGCCGTTCGAGGTCGGGGCGTGGACCTTGCCGACGAATTCCCTCTTGATTCCCAGGTCGGAGCTGCGGCCGCGGGGGTAGATCAAGTGGCAGGTCTGGGGACCCCATTTGACCATCCAAAGGCTCGTGCCGTTCGAGGACGCGGCGGTTGCCGGGGCCACGACGGATCCGGAGGCCAGGGCGTTGTACCTGGGCTGAAAACCGGTGATCTGCGCGGGATCCGCGGCCCGGTTGCCGTAGACGATGTCGTCGGCCTGGGTCTGGCCCATGCCCTGGAGGAACGCCTCGGACTCGGACTGGAGGAGGGCGTCGCGGCTGGGGGCGTGGTCGGCCAAGTCGGCGTCCACGTCGGAGTAGTCCTCCAGCATTTCGATGTAGTCCTGGATCAGCTTGGTCTTCGAGGCGTGGCTGAGGATGTCCTCATTGTACAGACGCCTGGTTCCCGAAGGGATGACGGTCCGGACGGTGGTGTTGTTGACGGTTCCGTCATTGGCCTCGAGGATCGGGGCGTCAATGAGGATTTCATTGGTCTCGGACAAAGCCTCGATGATCTTGCGCGTCTCGCCATTGGCCTGGCGGCGCGCTACCTCGAGGGGGGAGAGCTGGTCTATCGCGTTAAGGGTGGCCATTGAAGGCCTCCGGTTTTATATTCCCGGGAACGCAAAGCCTTTTTCGGTGGATGATCCTGCGGCGTTCGCGCCGACGAGGGAGTCCTCGCGGAGTTCTTCGCCCACGGCCGACAGGAATTTCATGAAGCCCACGTCGCAGTCCAGCCCGCGCTCGCTGATCTTCTTGATGATTTCCTTGTCCCCGAAGGTGGTGACAGCGCGCCGGATGTTCTCGATCCTCTTGGGGTACTTGTCCCCGTACTCCTCGCGGAGGGCCGCCTCACATGCCTTGGCTTCGCTCGCGCGGGCCGCGGTTTGGGCCGCGGTCGCCTGAATCGACGCCTGGAGCATGGAGGAATGCAGCTTCGAGGCTTGGTCCTGGGACAGGCCAAGCGAGAATACCAGCTCGCGGAATTCCTTCGTGGATTCGGTCGTGTAGTTCATCCCCTTGGGAAGGTCTTTCGGTGCTTCCAGGGAATAGTCTTGTGGGGTTTTGGGCCGTCCCATCTTCTGATGGAATGCGTCCCATGCCTCTTGGGGGGCGTCTTTCGCCGGCGGGATGATGGCGGACCCTAGCTTGCCTTCGAGCTCGAGATATGCCTTCCCGATTTCCGAGATATCCCGGAATTTGGTCAGGCTCGCGTTGCCCTGGAGGTCGGCCTTGAGCTGCTTCGTCCATGCGGGTATGTCGCCCTTGCCCTCCGCGGTCGCCAACGGCGTCGCGGGCTGGGCGGTGGCCTGGGTCTTCTCGGGCTCGCTTCCCTGGCCTTGGGCCGGGGTCGTCTGCGCGGGGGTCTCCTTCCCACCATCGCCGGAATTGGCTGACATTACTCCGTCCAGGAAGCCTCCGGTGCTCCCCTCCGTAAGCGCGGGCGCGGGCGAATTATCCGATGTCGGGTTCGTCGGCGCGGTCTGTGCGTCCATGCGGTATCTCCTTGGGTTCTGTCGTGAGGAGGGCCTGGGTAACGTCGACCAAGTCGCGCATCCCTAGCCTGTCCCTTAAAAGAAAAGTGCCGAAGTTCTTGAGCTCCATCGTCCCGGGGGAATCGGCGTTCCGCCAGAATCCCAGGTCGTCCAGGAGGACGGCCAGGACGAACGTGCCATCGATGCCATCGAAAACTATGCGGAAACGGCGCTGGATCTCCGCCATCTGCTCGTCGGGGTGCTTGTCCTTAAGCCATGCAATGGCGGGGTTCATCGCTTGCCTCCGGCGGCCTTACCCATGGACTCGAGGAGTGATCCGGGCTGGACCTGCTGGTTAAGCTTGTCCACGTTGGCCGCGATGGTCTTCTCCTGCTCCATGCCCATCTGCTGCTGCATCATCTGCTGTTGCTGGGCCGCCACGGCTTTCCTTACCTGCTCGACCTCCTGGTCGTCGCGCTGGATGATCGCGGGCATCGATAAGCCGTCCAGGATGGCCTTCCCCAGCTCGTCGGGGTTGATCCGGTCCATCATCGACGGGATGGCCTGGGCCACGGGCAGGAAGACATTCAGGGCTTGGGTCACGCCCTGCGTCTGGTAGTATTTCTTCTGCGCCTGGGCCATCGGGCCGACGTAGTCGATCTCGATGCGTCCGCCAACCGCCTGGAGATCCTGCGGGATGGGCGGGATTTCTCCCCGGCGCTGGAGGATGGCGAACATGCGCTGGATGCAGGGCTGGAGGACCTCGGACTCGAAGCTGTTGATCGTCACGCCCAGGATCGCGGCCTTCTCTCCCTGGAGCTCGATGACCTCGCGGACAGTCTTCTCATGCCCGGACTGCTGGGCCTGGGACAAGAGGAGATAAAAGTCGACGTTGAAGGAGTCCTTGACGAGCTGGGACTGCCGGTTCACGGCGTCCAGGCTGATCGGGTAGTTCTGCCCCAGGACGACGGGCTCGATCTTCTGTCCGGCCGCGTTGTAGTTGTAGCCGTGCGGGACGATCTGCTCGAAGCCCTTCATGGACTCTGGGATATTCAGGGGCGGGTCGGATATCATCTGGGCCAGGTTGATGGTCGTCCTCGCCATTTGGTTCAGCATCTTGATGTCGGGCAGGGCGTCCATGGTCGCGCTGCGCCCATAGGTCTCGTATGAATTGCGTGTCGGGCGCCATACCAGGTAGGGGAATTCGTCGTATCCGCCCGTCCGGAGCATGTGCGAGTTCTCGAGGTCGAGGTAGTAGGACGCGAATCTCTTGGATCCCGCGGCCTTTCCTGCCGATCCGCGGGGCATGACAGCGTGGAGGATCCGGACTTTCTCGTAGGGGTTCTTTTCCGCTCCCAGCTTGACGTTTTGGTAGACGGAGCTCTCCCCGAATTGGGAAATCATGGCCCGCCTTGTCATGCGGAATTCGCGGAAGAGGGTGTCGACCTCGCCGTTTTCGTCCTGGGCGATGAAGGACTCGAAGGGATGGCGCGGGGAAAACTGGATTTTTCCACCCTCTCCCTCGCCGATATAGACCACGGCCGTCCCGGAGCATCCCGAGTCCGGGATGAATTCGCTCATGGCGTCGTAGAAATTGGACATGGAAAAGGCGCCGTACATGATGCGCTCGACTTCCTCGAGCCAGCGTTGCGCGCCTATCGGGGTCTTTTCTTTTCCCGCGATTCTAAGCTTGAACCAGGTGGAATTCCGGGGGATCATGTAGCCCTGGAAGCCCTTGGACTGGAGCCCCAGGTACTTGATGGCCTCGGTGTTGTAGAGGCGCCTGGAGGGCTTATTCCCCTCGGTCTCCGCGTCGTCCCATGTCGAGCGGCGGGGGAGGGCGTACTCCATGCATTCCTTGATGAGGCCTTCCCACGGCTGGCGGACGGTGCGGAGTTGCTCAAGTTGCTGCTTGAGGTCTTCCTTGAGCTTCTCGTCTTGGATGGATCGGTTTTCGGGTCTTGCTTCTGCTTTCACCGGCCCCGCTCTGATTTGAGCTTGAGGCGGTTAAGCGTTTCCTCATCGAGGGCGCCCGTAGGGTCGAGTCCGTTCTGGGCCTGGAAGGCCTTCACGGCGGCGAGAGTGTCGTCACCGAAGTATCCGTCGGGGGAAGAATTGGCGCCGGCGGCATAAGCCCCGGCCTTGGCAAGCATGGTCTGTATGGGCTTGAGGCCCGGCTGCTCGGTGCGGTGGTCCTTGTCTTGGTACTCGAAGCGGGCAGGGGCCTTTCCATTCTCGTCGGTCTTGAAGTCGAAGCCCTTCCCCTCGGGAGAGGCGTTCGCCGCGGGCTCGGTGCCGATCGGCTGGTCCCCGAAGGTCACTGGCTTGGAGGGCTCGGGGTTCTCCGCCTGGGTCACGCCCAGGAATCCAAGCTGTCCGGCCGCGGGCTTGGTTCCCATGGCGGCGTAGGCCTTGTCCTTCTCCGCCTGGGACAGCATGCCATTCTTGGCGGCGAAGTCTATGGCCGCGACGAGGTCGCGCTGGCTGAGGGTCTTCTCGAATTTGCGGATATTTTCCGGGTCGCCGGACTTGATGGCTGCTTGGTAGGCGTTGGCGAGGTCGTAAAGGCGGTCCGTGCGGGAGTCGGATTTCTTGGTAGGTAGTTTCTTGATTAAGCCCGAGAGGGCGCGGAATGCTTCGCCGACGGGATCGACGAGCCAGGGGTTGACCCCAAACTCTTGTACGCGGATTTGGCTCGGTGAGAGTTTCGAGAGGTCCGTCGCCGGATCGCCCATATTCTCCCTCTCCTGTAAAAGACCGCGGCGATGGTCGCCACGAAACCGACGTAGTAGATTGCCCAACCTACGCCCGTTGATCCCGCAAAATGCTTATCGAAGGCGATGTCCGAGGTTCCTCCGGGTATCCCGAAGAAAACCAGGACGGCCAGGATCCCGGTGATTGCCCACCAGGTCGCCCTCTTCTTGGCCTTCCACGCTACCAGCTCGGCGACGCCTAGCAAGAAAAGGCACTCGCCAAGCACTCCGCCGATGGAAACGAAAAACTCGTCCCGGAAGACTGCCGATGTCGTCCACCCGGTGATGAACGTCGGGTTGAAGGACAACCATCCGAACAGGCAATGACCAAGCTCATGGATCGGCGAAAGCGTGAAGTAGGCCACGTCCTGTAGAAAATCGCCAATACCCATAAGCCCCCCGGCTCATTCCAGTATACACCTTTATAGGCCATGGTCAAGTGGATCGTATTTTTGCTCCCTCGATCGCATGGAATTCATTGGGTCGTGGCGATCCCCTCGAGGGTATACGGCGCATAAGTCCTCCTCGAGGACGCGGGCCAGGCTGTCGAGCATGTCGTCGTGGGCCGTGAAAGGGAAAGCCTTGTACTCGTCCTGAATGAATATCTTGACGAGGTCCACGGGCGTCTTGTCGTATTGGGTATATGGAGCCGTATTCGGAAGGAAAATCCGGCCCTGGTTGAAGAGCGGCAAGAGCTTCCGGATCCGGTCTGGCTTGGGCGTCTGACCACCTAGTTCTATGATAGGAAAGCGGTAATTGTCTCGGGTCATGCGGTCTTTCATGTGCTCGATGTCGGCCTGGAGCCCATACTTTTCGTATCCGACCGCGACGGGGGTGTAGTCCTGGTGCAGCTTGAAAAGGATATTCGCGCGCTCCACGAGGTTCAGGCGGTCCCTGATAATCCGGAGGACGTAGAGATTCCGGTCGGCTCCCAGGCCTACTACCCAGAAAACCGAGTAATCCGACCCGCGCTTCTTCTCGCTTGCCGGGTCCACGAGGATGTAGACGTTCAAGCCGTTGAAGCGGTCGGCATTCCAGAAGCGGAGCCATTCCTCGCGGAAACCCTGCGCGTCCTGCTGAACCGGGTCGTTGAAGAGCTGGCAGGCCGAAACGTAGGGGCCTTGGTCCCGTACCTTCTTCGCCAGGATTTCCTCCGGCCAGAGTACGGGCTTGCCGTCGAGCTTCCCGTTTTCGGTGGCCGTATATAACCGGAGGATGGCCGTCTGGTTGTCTATGAGCATCTGGTAGGTATCCGCGTAGTGGTAGCGGGTCCCGACGAAGCCCTGCTTGCCGTCGACCGTCCCGAGGTTGTAGGAAAGCCGGATCGAATCGTTCGTCTTGGCTATCATTTCCGGCGTTGATACCGTGTCCTTGGTGACTACGTCGTCGTATCGGCGATATTTGAAGTGCTTCGAGGTTGGCTGCCCGTCTACCAGGCCCCAGGCCTCGACGGTCGCCTCCTTGGAATTGCTCGTCCGCTTGACCGTGATCCCCTCGTCCTCGGACCATTTGGGCGATTCCTTCTTGGGGTTCTGGTAGAGGATCTCGGGAAAAAGTTCCTTAAGGCTCTCGTTCGTCTCGAGCTCGTACTTGATCTGGCGGAGGAATGCCTTGGCTATCGGCCGGTTGAAAGAGAATATGGCCGTCGTCCCGTTCGGGTCGTTGATGATGTCGCCGATCGTCCCGTTGAAGGTGAGGATCGTCGATTTGTAATGCTCGCGCGCCCAGAGGTCGAGGTATCCCCAGGGGTTCTCCTGGACCTCGCGGCATCGCTCATAGACCCAATCGTTGTCCGCGTCCGGCCGGTGGAGGATGTGGACCAGGCGGAAGAAAGGGTCGTTCCGGGTTAATGTCCGTAGGACTTCATGGGTCGACCCCTCCTTCTGCGCTTGTTCCAATAATAGCTTGTACGATAGATTCGCTTCCTTTCGGTTCACTCTGCGATCCTCCGTTGATTATCTTGGCGAGTAATTCGGCTACGGCCGGGGTCATTTCCCCGACGTGCAGGTGGTTTTCTACGGTATCGCCCCGCGGCGGCGGCGCTTCCCTCGCGTATCCCATAAGCGTCATGAGCTGCCCGAGGGCCTTCTGGCGGTCGACGAATTTCACGGTCCCGGTCTTGGCGTCAATGCTTTGGATGAGCGTGGCCATTTCGCCCAGGTTGTCCCGGTCGATCTCCGGGCGGAGGAAGCCTTGCTTGTCGATGATGTCGAGCGGGTTGAAGAAGGCCTGGAGGCTCAAGGATCGGGCCAGCGTGTACTCGATGCGCTCCCGGAGCGAGGCAACGGACTGGTCGCAGAGGTAGGCGATCGCGGCCCTGACGTGCGGCCGGCTCCTGACGCGGTTCCCTACGGTCGCCCGGCGCTCCGGCGGGACATCGGGGTAGGCGTAGGCGACGGCCGCCGACAGGCAGAAACGTCCATCGGCGAGGTACGAATGGACGAATCGCTTCTCGCGGTGGTTCAAGGCGTCAATCGGTGTCGCCACGTCTTCCGGCGTTAAAAGGGCGTCGGGCATCGTTCTCCTGGATTATATTCCTTTTTCCGGGGGCTGTCCTCCGGATCCCTTCACCTCGCCGAGGATAGTGTTAAGAGCCTTGCATCCAATCTTGCATTTGGGCGTAGGTTCGCCAGGGCACGCTTTGCAAAACGCCTCCGCCGCGTCGCGTCTGCCATGGGCGCGCTGGGCGGCATCGCGGGCTACGATAGCTATTACTCTATCCTGCACGTTTAGTGAGGCAAGGCTAAAAAGAAACTCCCGCGCCTCGTCCTGGCCGCTGGGCCAGGTGGGTTCGTATGTCAATACGAAAATGTCCGGCTTGCATGGATAGAACTCGCCCTTGATGCCCTTGATTATGTAATCACCTTTATCCGCTCGGTGATCTCCTTCGAGTGTCGGGATGATAACGCTCTCACCATCGTCAGAAAAAACATGAGGGACGGAAAGCCATCCGATAGGCCATCCAGGCTCCACGCTTCCGCCCACAAAAACAAACGCTTCAATCTCAACCGGCTTTTTTATGTACTTCACTTATTTACTCCTTCCCCGATGGGGTAATGGGCGGCGTGTAATTCATCTCGGTTCCGATATAGCACCCTTGCCCGTTAAAGCGTTTCACTTGCCAACCACAAGAACATTTATCCTTGTCCATTCCATTCCCGCCCCGATTACATTCAGAGCAAGCTGTCCAATGCATGCCGTTCTTATCGTTGAAACTATGACGGGTTTTCATTTCGGCTCCCCCTTCCCGGCGGACAGGCGGGACAGGACGGAGAGGGCGTCATCAAGATTAGTCAACGCTATGCCGAAAACATCGCCGTCTAAATCGAGAGTAACCCGCTGTCCGTTATCTTCGCCATAATAAGTTTTGTAATTCGGCTGTAAAAGATTGTTGATTTCTCTTGCAGCATCCTCCAGCGCCCGCACCGTCTCGGCATCGTCGGCTTGCGCGGTGTCGGCGCGGCGGTCTAGCTCTTGCTTCACGCAATACTGCGCCGTTCCTGGGAGTGGATCGATTAAACCGCATTCACGCAGAGCGTCGGATATGCTCCATTCGCCAAATCGTTTTCCGCTCATTTTTCCGCCCGTTTTGTGGCCTCCTGGGTTTTTTTGAAGCAGTTATCCGCGCAGTCTATCCCACCGCCAGGGCAGCCGACACACTCGCTCATTTGGGGGCCTCCTGTTTGAATGTTTCGGCAAAGCGTACAGCATTTTCTTTTTCCCAAAACAAACCAAGTGCGTCCGGAGGTGAACCCGGACTATAGACTTTTACAACCGCCCAAGTTACCGTCCCTAATCTTTTTTGCGGATCATGGCACACTACGAGATTGTCTACCGGATAATCCTGGAAAGGTATTTCAAGGAAATCCATGTCGAATATTACATATTCCATCCTCTCCCCTCCTCCGCGTTGGGCGTCTGTATCGGTCTAACATGCTGATAACCTGCGAGGGCTATTCGCCCGAGTCAGGTTGATTAGCTTGTTCGGTGCCTTCGGCAAAGCGACAGCCGAAGTCATCCGCTATCAAAAGTAGTCGGCATTTCCGAATACAAGCCGACCGGAAACTTCATCACTCGAACAAGACCCAAGACCGCTATACTCAGTGTCTTTTTTGTAATGCCGACATTCGTAACATTGCATTGTTAAACTCCTTTGCCGAATGTTTGCGCCTGTCGGCATAACTTATTATGACGCTTTGGCGTCCGCCGAACATTGAGTTGACCTGCAATCTACTGATTGTCAGGTCGAACTCGTTGTTAGATGTCGCGGCCTGCTACTTTCCAGCCGGTCGTTTATCCAGACCTTTTTCGGCGAGGATTGCGACAAGATCGTCAACGTGCAGACAATCCACCATGCAGGCCATGTCGTTCGGTGCCTGAATTACCGCAATGTTTCCATTGCAATAATCGTTGCCGGGAACTGCGCTATGCAGAACGCCGAACGATACGATTTTCCCGCCTTCCAATTTGACGATCTTGTCGCCGTTCTGTGCTTCCCGACCATTTCGGTAGTGCATAAAAACTCCTTTGCCTGATACGCTCAGGCCGCGATTTAGTTCGTGTCCGTAAAACTTGTTTTACGGCTAAGAATCCATCTAACATCCCGCTTACGCGCGACAGCGTAAGCTTAACCCAGCAGACTTATACAGCCGTGTGACAACCTTGCGCGCCACGCACGTCACGACGTGCCCAGCGAGCTGGAGCAGCGCCGCCGTGCCGACGATGGCTAGGATCAGCGCGTCGAGTAGGCGTGATAGTTTCATGACTCATTCCTTTCGCGGAATCTCCGCGCTTTCGCTAGTTCTCCGATCTCCCTCATCACGGCGGCAACCTGTTCCGGTGTCGCGTATTCCTCGTTGTCCTCCAGGAGGGCGACTGCCATACTCTTGGACCGTATCGCCCGCATTTCATCCTGGATGGCCTCGCGCGCCCTTTCGATGACGGCGATGTCCGGCGGGGCAGGCGCCTTGCTGTAGGCCGTCGTGTAGGTCTTGAAGAGCTGCGCCACGATGTAGCCAAGCTCGTCCTCCGGTACGGTCTGGAGGTATGCCGCCATCGCCTTTTTCTGGCCGTCAGGATAGGGGACCCCGTAATAGCCTTGGATCTCGGCCACGAATGCCGCCGGAGTCATGCCATAACCTCGCTGGACAACCGGTTAACCAGGGGTAAGGCTGAACGCGCTAGGTCGTCCTGGGGTAATTTCGCGTCCGGCCCGTTTTGCGCTTGATCTTGGGCCAGTTCGGCCAGCCAGTCCCCGGACAGGTCCTCGGGGGTAGGGCGCCGCTTGAGCTCTTCGAGGATCCGCTCGAAGGTCCCGGCCGCGGAGAGTGCCGACGGGGTCATGGGCTGGGATCGCCAGAATCGGTCCGTCGAGGACTTGAGCCGCCAGAACGTCCGGAGAAATTCCTTGGCGAATGGTTTTTCCTCGCCCGGCGGCGCGAACCGTCGGATCAGCTTGGCCAGACGCTTGTTCCCCTCGCGCTCCTTCGGGAAGCTCGCGTACTGCGGCTTGCCGTTCGGTCCGTGGTTGAATCCGGCGAAGGTCTCCCAGAGAACATCCTCGAGGGTGTCTTCCGGTGGAGTCGATTCGAGCTCGAGGTCCTGCGTAACCGGCTGCGGACTTTCCGCGGCCGGCTCTTGTATTCCCTCCCTTTCCCTTCCCTTCCCTTCCCTCCCTCCCTCGTTCCCTTTCGCTTCCCGGTCGTGCTCTATCACTTCACCATCACTTCCCCGTCGCTTCACCATCACTTCCCCGCGTGAAATCTTCTCTGGGGCAGGGTAGCGGGAATCCTCGTGAGCTTCTTTTCCAGAAAGGACTTGATGCCTAGAAAAGGCGTTCACCTGGATTAAGGCCACGGGCTCGCCGTCGATGTCGGCCGTGTAGCGCGTGATGAATCCGCCCTTGGTGAGCTCTTGGAGGAGCTCGTCCATGTTGATCCCCTGGTCGTAGGGTAAAAGCTGGGCTCGGATCCATGCCGGACGGTCCTCGAGGCGTCCTTTGCAGTCGGCCAGGCACCAGAGGCCGGGGAAAATGTACCTGGCCGGGAAGCTGCAAGCGGCGAGGTCTTCGTCGAAGTAGGTCTCGGGCTTGATGTGCCGAATGCGGGCCATTTTCTATACCCTATCCCTTATCCAGAGCCCGAGGAGGATGAGCACGATGACCCGGCGCTGCTCGCCGAATTCCTTCACGCGGACGCCTAGCCTGTAGATGATTCCCCTCATGGTTCGTACCTCCATAATTTCGTTGAGGATCCCTTAAGCCCGTGCGCGGCTCGTGCCTGCTGAATCTTGGGCTCGATGTGCGGGAAGTCTTTGACGAATGTCTGCCAGCCGTGGTCGTGGTATCGCTTATGGCACCAGAGGCAGAGGGCCAGGAAGTTCTCCTCGTCCTCGGTCCCCGGAAGGGAACGGCGGGCGATATGGTGGACCTCGCTTGATGCGTGTTGGCCGCATGCCTCACACCAGGGATGCTCCTGGGCGTAGTCGCTGGCCTCTTTGCTTCTACTCTTCAACAAGATGGATGCTCCATTCTGCGGCCAGTCGATGCAGTACCTCGATGAGGACCGATGCCTGCTCGACGGTCGCGGTAGATTCTGAATTGGCCAGGACGTCGCCGTTCGGGAGGGTGGTGAATCCCCAGCCTTCCGAGACGGCTTCGGCCTTGGCGTATTCCTTGACGGCCTGGAAGCTCGCGCCGGTTTCCATGGCGATCTGCTGGACGTGGCCGTTGATATGATGGCTTTGGCTTCCCTCTCCAGTCGTGCGCGGCCGGCGGGGAAGGTCGATCTTGAGGGTGTAGCGGTCGTCCGTCTTCTGCGATCCTGCCCGGAAGAGCTTCGCCAGGAAGGGCCGGTAGTAGCCGTCGACCTGGAACGTCACCAGAAGGTGGGATCCGGTCTTGATCCGCTGCGCCCTCAAGATTTCGACCATGGGACTAGGCCACCTTTTTCAAGAGGTTGTAGAGGTGGAGGCACTCGCGGAAAATGTCCCAGTGGAGATCCCAGTCTCCGATCATCCTGGCCTCGAGGTCCATGTTGTCGCTCTTCCCGAGGCGGATGATGAGGACCTGATGGACGAGGTAGCCGTTTTCTCCGAGAAGTTGCCGATATCCGCCGGCTACCTGGTGCATCATTTCCCCGTAGATACCGCTGGAATTGGTCTTGAAGTCGACGAGGGTAGGGACCCCGTCCAGCTTGCAGTACATATCGATGGTCCCGCCGTACTTCCAGCTCTCGGAAACGAGTCCCATTTCCGAATGCACGTCCTCGATCTTGTGGCCCTTCTCCCAATCCAGGTACTTGATGAAGCCGTTCACGGCCAGGTCGAGGAGGTCCTGGGGGTACTGCGTGGAGTCGAAGGGCATGCCCGTGAGGTGGCATTGGATCATTTCGTGCGCGGCCGTTCCGGCCTTGGCGGCGGCGTCGACGTACTTGGTCGTGTCGATGCCCTGGAGGCCCATGCGGTTAGCCCATGCGATGAGGGCGGGCTTGGCGAGGACTCCGAGGACGGTTGTTACGCCCGGGACCCGGGTCCCGTCTGCGGTCTTGTACACGGTATGCTGTCGGCTCTTGGAAGCCAGGGTCTTGTCAATTACTGCCATGGGTTTTCTCCTTAGAAAATGTCGTCGGGGATAGGTTCGTCAAAGGTCTTTGCTCCAGCCTGACCTTCCGGCTGCTCTTCTTCTTTTTCTTCCGGATCTAGCCGTTCCGCAAGTTTTTTGGCGTACTCTTGCTGGATCGATTCCAGGTAGGAAGCGTTTTTCTCGTCGAACAGGATGATCCCGTCTTTTTGCTCGGTACTCTTGAGCTTTTTCGCGGCGATTTCTTTTTCTTCGGACGTGAAGAGAGGCGTCTTGTCCGGGAGGCATGTCGTCACGATCTCGATGGTTTTAGCCTTCGCTTCGGTCATGCGTTTCTCGAAGGGGTTCTGCGCGGGCCCTGCGGATTTCTTGGGCGCTGTCGTTGTCTTCGGGGCGGCTCCTCCGGCCTGCTCTCCATGCTGTGCGTCCCCGGGTTCCAAGTCGTCGGCGTCCTGGGAGAAAATGTCCGATACGGCCAAAGCGGTGATGATCGCGTCTGCGCTCGAGCGTTTCTTGGCGATCTTGAGGACGGTGTTGTAGGTGTCCGCGATGTCGCCGTTCTCGACCTTCTCGGATTCCTGCTTTTCTATGGTCACGTCACCATCCTGGAAGTTCGCGCCGCATCCATCCTTTTTTTTGAAGCATACCCAGCCGCCGCCGTACTCCTCTTTGCCCTTGATGATCGCTTCTTTTCCGCAAATAGGGCATTTTCGGGCGGAGTTTCTCCAACGGTATTTCCCTTCCATGGTGCTGCACGATCCCAGCCCTTCTCCGGCGATGAGGCCAGAAGATAGGGACCTGTATCGGGTCGTTACCCGGTATTCCCGATGCCCATTCGCCATTTCGATGGTCTGAACGTCGTACTCGGGGACGAGCCGGAAAGTAAAGGCCAGCTTATCGATGCCTGGTTTCAGGAGGTTTTTCTTCTTATCCCCCGGGAAGCTCGGCCCATAGTGCTCGCCTTCCTTAAGGACTTTCTCCATCACGTCCTGGATTTTGGCGATATGTGCGACGATCTCCGTTACGGTTCTTTCCGCTGGTACTTGGACCACGGCAAGATCACTCATTATTTTCCCCTTGCGCGAAGCCGCGCGACTTGATACAGTTCTTGATGATGAGCCTTCCCCGGTCTTCATCAACCTAGGCGCCAGCCGTTCAGTCGGCTGGCGCCTTTGCTTTTCTCGGCCCTCTCCGTCCTTCCCGTGCCCGCGACATCTTGATGAGCGCGTTCTTGACCTCCTGCGGGTCGAAAAGCGTCAAGGTGCTGCTCGGGCGGATAGCCTCGATCTTCCCCAGCCCCACCAGCTCGTACAGGTAGGACTCCGAGATTCCGAGGATCTCCGCTGCATTTTTTGGACGAATGAGCACGGGCGTCATGGCTAATTCCCGCCGTAGCCGTCGCCGTCGCCGTCGCCGTCGCCGTCGCCGTAGCCGGAGCCGGAGCCGTCGCCGTAGCCGTAGCCGGAGCCGGAGCCGTCGCCGTAGCCGTCGCCGTAGCCGTAGCCGTCGCCGTAGCCGTCGCCGTCGCCGTAGCCGTAGCCGTAGCCGTCGCCGTAGCCGTCGCCGTCGCCGTAGCCGTAGCCGTCGCCGTCGCCGTAGCCGTAGCCGGAGCCGGAGCCGTCGCCGGAGCCGGAGCCGGAGCCGGAGCCGTCGCCGGAGCCGTCTAGCGTTACTTCAAGCACGGCCACTTTGCGGCCTCAGTGTCGATGATGCTGATGACGGCGCGCGCCGGAATTCTGACCGTGCCTACGGGGTCGAGGTTCGTCCCTTCCTTCGGACCTTCGAGTGCCAGCTCGCCAAGCCCGCGCGAGGTTCCCCATCGCCTGATGTTGTGCGCGTTCTCCACGACGCAGAACTGGCCGTCGGATTTAACGTTCCCGACGTACACGAATCCGCGATCGGCTACGACGATTGCCGTCCCTGCCAAGATTTCCTTCTTTTCCATTCCCCGATCCTCCTTCTAAAAACCCCGGCTGGGCGCCGCCGGGTAACTTCCATACCACGTCAGGGAAGGCCCGCGCCCGGGCCTTTTTGGTGGCCAGCCATACGGCCGGCTCCGGTTTGTCGGGACCTCTTTGCCGCCTCTGCCTTACCCAGACGCGGCCGATTCCCGACGGTTCAAAGAGCGTGGTTTGCCGGATTTCTCCGACTGCCTGGAAGCGGCGGGGCTTGAACCCGCGGCGTGGGGGCTGCCGACCCCGTCACTAAGGCCAGGCGCATCTAGCGCCGTCCTCGCTCCCGATTGCTTTACGCCTTCTCGTCCCATCGGGCGCGGATCTTGGTAATGGCTTCGTTGATGGAATTCAGGATCCCGCCGGACGCTCGGGCGTTTCGTTTCGCCTCTAGCCAGGCGCCCTTCCCGTAGATCGAGCGGAATCTCGCGGCGATGATCCTCCGTTCTTGCCGATAGGGACCGTCGCCTATTTGGTAGGCCGGATCGGGAACGGAAAACCCGAAACGATTTTTCATCATGACGGGGCGAGGTCCGACGGCAAGCGTCGTCGACTTATTAAACGACCGGCAATCCTTCTTCGAATACTTCATCGATTTTCTCCTTACCTCATGCTCGTATAGGCCGCGGCCATCTTCTTCTGCTCTTCCTGGATGGCGCTCAAGGCGGCGGCGAAGTTCTCCGCAGCGAAGGGAAGGCGGTTCCGGCCGTCCAGAACGCCCAGAATGTCCGTCTCGAGGACGCCGTCCCACCATTCCGGATTCTGGATCGGGATAAAAACCCGGTCCCCGGCCTCGTCCGAGGCGTCCCAAGCGATGACGGCATGCTCGCGCATCTGGCGGCGGATCACCTTGAGCTGGTCCTTTTCCAGGGCGGAGACCATCACGCCCGGGACTTCCCGCCATGTAGCCGTTTGGGTTTTCATTCGCAAAGCTCCTTTTGGTCGTCCAGCCAATGCCGGCAGGCGCACCAGGACCCGGTGAACGACAGGCCATAGAACCAAGCCCGCCAGGTCCCGTCCGAGTTGACGGCAAGGCCGATGGCGGTCATCCTCTGGCCCCGCCGGTCTCGAGGTCCTCGGCGAGTTCAAGGAGACGCCTAGAGGTGACTTCCTTCGGGAGGAAGGGCTCCGTGGACTGAGGGGGAAGGGACTTGACGATGGTTACGCCGAGGATCTCCTGGACCTGGATCGCGGACAGCTTCCCGGCCTCGGCCATGAGCCGGATCTCGCGGAGCTGGGCGCCAGAGGGGAGTTTGAAGGGTTCGGACCTTTGTCCGGACTTTTGTCCGACGATGTTTCTCTTAGGAAGGGCGGATATCAATACCCGGAGCATTTCCGGGTCGTTGATTACGGGCGTCCCTTTTGTAAACAGGGTGGGCCATATCCGCTTAATCGTCCGGCGAACGGTTCGCTCGCTACATCCTGCCGTATCGGCAATTTCTTGGAAGGTCATGCGTGGCCTTCCTTCATATTTGGGGATGTCTTTTTTTTCTTATCCCCGATATAAGCCATCACCCGGCGCTCGAGAACATCCTGCATGGTGTCGCCGTTTTGGACTAACTTGAGTTTGAAAGCCCGGCAAACATCGTCTGGGATGCGCGCGCTTACCTGTTTTAAGTCGCTGCTCAATTGGTCCCTCCTGTGGGCACATCGGCATGATAACACGGTAACATGCACCCGTCAAGAGGGGTTTTCGAGGTTTCTTGCATTTTCTTGGAGTTGTGCTATAATGTTAGCATGTTGGCATTGTAGGAGGTTGACTTGAAACAAGTTGCCGCGCGTGTCCCTGATTTAGTGAGGAAGGTGTTCAATACAAAACTCGCTGAAAATGAGGATTCGGCCCAGGAAGTCTTGTACGGGGCGGTTCTTGATTACCTGGAAGAAAATGGCCTCGACGTGTCGGTATATAGAGCTGATTTGTCTTGTAGGTCTGAGACAAACACTTCTGTGGAAATTGTTTCTCTAAATGTCGCGTCTCTTTCTAAGCGGGGTATTGTCCGAAAAGAAGAATACGGCCAGCCGATCCCTGGCAAGCCCGACTACGTCAGGACGGCGCCTCCCGTGGCAAAAAAGCGGATTTCGTCAGGCAAAAAAGTGGGACCTCTTGAAAAGGACGGGACCGGCCGATAAGAAAAGAAAGGTAGAAAAATGGAACTCATTAATTTTAGGGCTCCCGCAACGCCCATAGCGGACATGGTAGACGTGCGTCTCTTGGACGACGATTCGATGATGGCGACGGTTAGCTTGGCCCGGGCGACATACGAGGCCATGGAAGAAGCTGCGCGGATATCTGGCGACGATCCGCGCGATTATATCATTTCCCTTTTACGGGACAGCTACTCCTCGACGATGAGACGGTCCAGAGCGGAGAGGAAACGGATGGATCTCTCGACATACGCGCGCCAATAGGCCTCGTCTTGTCGGCTTCCCTCCCGGTGGGCAAGGCGCTTCATGCGCGCGCCGTTCTTCATTTCCTCGTAAATCTGCGCGCGAAGCTCGCGCAAGTCGTGGCTGGTCATGGTCCCCCGGCGGGCGCCAGGGCGCCCTAGTCGCTTAAGTAGTCCTCGAGCTTCTCCTCGCGGCAATATATGGCCAAGAGCCTACGGACCGGCTCGGGGCAATGCTTTTCCCCGGCTATGTAGGCCCGTGCTGTACGAGGTGAAATTCCCGATACTTTTGCGATTAGGTCTTCGGTTAATGAATGCATAACCACAAGCGCCTTGAAGTCGATCATAGGGACGTGCTCCATCCATGAGGATTGGAGCAAGTTTTTACCCTATGGGCTCGGCACTTGCGGAGGCGGATAGAAAAATAGCACGGTTCCGGAAAATGCGCTATACTTGCGCTAGAGGGTAAACCATGAAAAAGACATTATTCGTACTCTTGTTTGCCTTGGCGGGGGCGGTGGCCTTTGCTGAGGATTCCATCGTCGGGCGATATTTTTGGAACAGCCTGTCAGAGAACGAACGGTATATCCTTTGTTACGGCTTTTTTTTAGGTGAAGACGCCAGGGGAAAGCTCGAAGTGTGGCTTCCTAAAAACCAGCCGGTTCCTGAATGGTATGTTTCCGCTCTCGCGTCGCGCAAAAGCCTTCGTGATTCGGAGGATGGGGTAATTGAAATAATGATAAGCTACTTTGATTACTACTTTTCTTTACCTGAAAACAAAGACAAGGATTTTACCGTCGCGGTATACGATCTTTTCTACCTGCGATCCCCGCTTTGATTTTCGCGTTGTGCGAAACCATTGCAACCAATTTGCAACCATTTGCACCATTGTGCCATGGTCTGCCATGGTCTACGGTGGAGTGCCTAGTTTAGGCCCCGAAACGAGTTAGCGCGTAATTCGTTTTGGCGTAATTCTTTGAAAATAGGCTATTTTAGCCTTCTAAGCAGCAGGTCGGGGGTTCGAGTCCCTCTGGTCGCATTCCTTTCCAATCCGCAAGACGGAACTCATTCTGGCGGAAAGCTTTCTTTTTCCCGATGCTACCCCCCTCATGGAAAAGCCCCGATGGTTGTTTGTTCCTCCATGCCCGCCGCTTGCGCCTTGGGCGGCTTGGATTGTATACTCATGCCGCGCTTCGAACAAAATCCCTATTACAGGCGACAATCGACGCGACACCACGTCCCCCTCCGCGCCATGGAGGGTAGGCAAGGAGTACTGCATGGCACAAAATGAACCCAATCGCGCGCTCACCATGGAAAAGCTCACCTCGCTCTGCAAGCGGAGGGGCTTCGTCTTCCAATCCTCGGAGATCTACGGCGGGCAAAACGGCGCCTGGGACTACGGTCCGCTGGGCATCGAGCTCAAGAACCGCATCCAGAGATTCTGGTGGAAGGAGATGACCCAGCTCCACGACGACATCGTGGGACTGGACGCGGCCATCCTCATGCATCCCCGCGTATGGGAGGCGTCGGGCCACGTGGAGAATTTCACCGATCCGCTGGTGGATTGCAAGAAGTGCAAGCAGCGCTTCCGCGCCGACATGATCGACCAGGAGAAGCTGGCCAAGAAGGTATGCCCCGAATGCGGCGGCGAGCTCACCGAAACGCGCAAATTCAACCTCATGTTCAAGACCCACATCGGCGCGGTCGAGGAC